GGTATAGTACCTGAAGCTATTTGGATGGGATTTTATTTTCCTGATGATAATGATTATGAGGAGATAAAGAAAATGAATCATCCGATGTTTAGTTTTTATGGTACAGTAACTAAAGAATTAGTAGAGGAGGTGGAATAGATGGCTAAGAAGACATTAAAAAGTTTAAAAGATTTTTTTATAAAATTCGTTTCGGTGGTTGATTCAGGGGATAACCCCGAAGCCGAAGTGATAATGTTTAAGAAAAAAGGAGGTGTTAATATGAAAAATTTAAAGGAGATAATGGCGGAACTTTCTAAGGAAGATAAGGGAGTAATTCAAACAGAGTTAGATAAGTTACCAGATATAGAGGTAGCTAACAAGGAGCTAATAAAAACTAATGGTGAATTAACAGCTAAGGTTGACGAGCTTGAAAAAGCAGAGCCTATTGTAGAAAAAGTTGTTGAGGAAACTGATGAAGAGCTTATTAAATCTGCGGATCCTAAGATTCAGGAGATGTTGAAAAAGGCTAAAGAGGATGCTAAGGAAGTTATAAAGCTTAAGAAAGAAAAAGATGAAGAGATGAAAAAGGCAAGACAGGTAGAGCTTAAGAAAGAAGCAGAAGCTTATCCTAATATGGGTTCACCTGTGGAGGATATAGTCGAAATATTTTCCAAAATAGATGGTGATGAAAAAGTTACAGGTCTAGTAAAGGGTATATTTGAAGCAGTAAATACTGCTTTAGAAGGCTCTGAGCTTATAAAGGCTATTGGGACTAGTAAAGATCCTGTTGAAAAGTCTGTTGAAGATCAGGTAGATGCAAAAGCGGAAGAGTTTATGAAATCTGATTCAAAACTTACAAAAGAACAGGCAAAGACAAAGGTTTACGAAAGTGATCCTAATAAGTATATGAAAGAATAAAGGAGGTGATGAAGTATGAGTATGGCATATGAAGCTAATTTAGTAAATCAGGCGTTTGTAGCCGGTCAGGATTTAGAAGATTATCAGTATTATCCTGTATATATGAATTCAAGTGAGGAGATATTACTTGCATCCGATGCAGGAGCTACAATATTGGGAGTATTACAAAATGATCCTGATGATGAGGAAGCCGCTACTGTTTGCTTTGCAGGAATAACTAAAGCAATTGGTGGAGCTGTTATAAATGCAGGTGCTATGGTTTCTACAGAATCTGGTGGTAAGTTTATTACACAAACTACTGGTACAGCTGCGGGAATGGCACTTACTGGATGTGGTGCAGATGGTGAAACATTTAGTTTACTGATAATAAGACAAGAATACGAAAGTTAATTAATTAAAGAAAGGAGAGTGAATTAATAATGGGAAATCCCAAATATGGAGATATACATGTAAATACACCATTGACAAATATGAGTGTAGCTTACATGCAAGGTGAAGATGTAATGGTAGCTAATAAAGTCTTTCCGATTGTTCCTGTAAAGAAACAAGGAGATTTATACTTTACTTATTCCAGAGCAGATATGTTAAGGAATGAAGCTGCTATAAGACAATATGGAGCAGAATCTAAGGGTGGTGGATACAATGTATCTAGCGATCCTTATTACTGTAATATATATGCGTTCCACAAGGACGTATATCCTACAGAAAGAGAGAATTCTGATAGCCCGCTTCAGCCAGATATAGATGCTGCTGAGTATGTATCACAGAAATTGATACTTAAGAGGGAGATTGATTTCCAGGCAAGGTTCTTCGCAACCGGAATCTGGGGAACTGAATATGATGGAGCAGCCGCTGCTGCTGGAACAGATTTAATATATTGGAGTTCAGCGAGTTCAACACCGATAGAGGATATAGCTACAGCACAGCTAAATGTGTTAGGTGCTACAGGTAAGAGACCTAATACTTTGCTACTTGGTCCACATACTTTTGTGGCACTAAGAGATAATGCTGAAGTAAGAGATCTACTTAGATATACAGCAGGACCAGCTGTACCTACACCACAGCTGTTAGCTCAGATGTTTGATGTAGATAGAGTTCTTGTAGGATCAGCTGTCTTTAATGCAGCCGCTACTGGTGCAACTGAAGATACTGATTTTATCATGGGTAAGCATGCGTTACTATGTTATACAGAACCGTCACCTGGAATTAGAAAAGCATCCGCTGGATACATTTTCTCTTGGACAGGTCTTGAAGGTGCTGGAGCATTTGGTAATAGAATGTACAAACTACCTATGGATCTATTAGGTATAGGAACTATTAGGATAGAAGGAGAAATGGCCTATGATATAGAGCTTATAGCTTCTGATCTTGGTGTGTTCTTTAACGATATTGTGGAATAATAAAAAAGAAAGGGTTGATTTAAATGGCTTTTACTTGGACAGGTGATCCAGGAGCAAGTGAAATTGAAGCTGTTCGATGGGAAATAAATGATATAGATAGCACAAAACCTAAATTTCAGGATGCTGAAATTCAGTATGCTCTCGATCAGGAATATTCCACATTTAGTGCTTCGGCCAGATGTTGTGAACAATTACAGGCCAAGTATTCTGATACTGCTACTAGGACTATGGGTCCTCTTAAAGTAGAGATGAATAAGTTAGCTAGTGATTATGCAACAAAGGCTAGAAACTTAAGAAGAAGAGCTGTTGCATTTGCTACACCATATGTAGGTGGTATCTCTAAAGCTAGAGAAACTATATATGAGAATGATTCCGATTTAATACAACCCGTCTTTGAAGAAGGCATGATGGATAATAAAAGGTGATTTAAATGGGTAAAACAATTGATTATTTTATTGATTGGTTGACTCAAACAGTCAACTATAAGAAACAACTGTCTATGGATGGATTTGGGCAAGATACTTTTGATGATGCAGAAGAACTTGCTTGCTACATCCATGGTACAGTTGTAGAAGTTGTAAACGATAAAAATGAGAATGTATTATCTAATCAACAGATATATCTTGATGGTGAAAATGCAACTGAAGCAGCAATTGATTTTGGAGATGTTTTTGAAGTTGACAGTCGTTATAGACCGATTCAAAGTATTAATAAATTCTATGATGAGGATGGGGATTTAGATTTGGTGGTGGTTTATTTATGATAAAGTTTTATTGGAATCCTAATGCTTTAGAACATATAATGAAAAACTTAGTTAAGGTAGATATAAATGTTAAAGCAGGAGCAAAAAAGGCTTTAATAGAATCTGCTAAAGGTGTTATGTCACAAAGCGTTTTAGAGGTTCCTTTAGATACTGGTGCATTATCTACGTCTGGTTATATTGAAGATCCTAAGGAGATAGGTAATCGTATTAGTATAACAGTAGGTTATGGCGGAGCTAATGATAAGAGAAATCCAGAGTCAGGTAAAATGGCTAGTGAATATGCGATGGTAGTTCATGAAACTCCTGAATATCATCATTCTGAAGGAAAGTGGAAATACTTAGAAGATCCTATTAGAGCATATCAGGGAGCATTTTTAAATACTTTTGCTAAAGAAATGAAAGTAGTATTTTCTAAAGGGGTGACTCCAAGATAATGTCTGATTTAATTACAGATATTGCAACTTACTGGAAAACTAAAGGATTAGTAACTGTTTTTGGTACTGATGTATTCGGTGATTTAAGCCCAGATACACCTGCTAATTGTGTTGCTATAAAAGAATATGCCGGAGAGGCAAGTTTCATAAATAATACCAATAATAGATCAATACAGGTAAGGGTAAGAAATACAGTACGTGCTACAGCTAAAAGTAAAATTATAGCTTTGTATGATAGTGTGTATGACCCAGAGGCTGAAATAGGAATAATAGATTTTACGGCAACCAGATGGGGTATTGTATCAACAAGAAATTATCCATTTCAATTGGATAAAGATGCAGATAATAGATATATATTTGTATTTAATATGGGAATAGTCACAGTCGGTGACTAAAATTAAAAATAGAAAGGAGGAATGAACATGGCATACGATGGAACGAAAGTAGGATTAAAAGATTTATATTATGCTTTACTTACTACAGACGCTTCTGATGGTGCTGTTTATGCAACACCTGTGAGAATAACAGGGGCAATAGTAGCTAACATTAATCCTAATGCAACTAGTGGATCACTATTTGCTGATGATGGACCGTTAGATTCTACAAGTCAGCTTGGACAGATTGAGATTCAATTAGATGTAGCTGATATACCATTAGCGTTACAGGGTATTTTGCTTGGTAGTGATGCAGTAGCAAGTGGTATTTTATTCAATAAGGCTACAGATGTACCACCATGGCTTGCTATTGGCTTTAGATCAATAAAGTCTAATGGTAGCTATAGATATTACTGGATGGTTAAGGGTAAATTTAGAGTAATGGAGGATAATAGTGAAACAAAGGATGATTCTATAAATTGGCAAACTGCTTCTATAATGGGTCAGTTTGTAAAGAGGGATTATGATGAGGTATGGAGAAAAATGGCAGATGAAGATGAAGCAACTTATGTAGATGTAGGTGACACATGGTTCACTGATGGACCTGATGCACCGTAAAATAATTAAATAAAAAGGAGGTCAATAATATGAGTAATGTAAAAAATGTCAGGGTAAAACCTGTAGATTGTGTGATTGATGATAAAACGTACAAAATAAAATATGATTTTAATGCTTTCATTGAACTTGAAGAAATGTATGGTTCTATAGAGGAGGCCATGGAAATCGTTCAGGGCGAATTAATTAAAGATAGTAATGGTAAACCTGTAATGGTTGATAACGATGAAGGTGAAAAGGTAGAAAAACGAAAGTTCAGTCTAAAAGCTATAAGAAATTTCTTATGGGCAGGACTTCTTTATGGTGATGAAAAAATAACCAAAAAGACAGTAGCTCATCTTTTAGAATTTGGGAATTTTCAATTTGTTGTAGAAAAGATGATGGAAGCAATACAAGGATCAATGCCTGAAAAGGTAGATGATGAAAAAAACTAACTCAAGTCTCAGCATCAGAGTTTAGTAACAAATATGATAACTCTGATGGCTGGGACTGGGAATGGTTTAGATATGGGAGCATTGTGATACTTAAAAGAACAGATGAAAATTGGGTCAGATTAACTCCACGTGAGTTTAATGCACTTATGAAAGTGCATGTTTATATAAACGATCCAAAAAGTAAAGATAATGATAAATTAACACCAATAGATAAGGTGTTGTGAGGTGATTAAATGACTGATGTTGGTACATTAAGCGGTAGATTAGAAATAGAAGCCCAGAGTGCTATAGTAAAAGTACTAAGTCAAATACAGACTTTGCAAAAAGGTATTGTTAGCACTTTGTCTGGAGTAGGTACTAAAGTTGATAAAAGTCTTACTAAACCTTTAAAGCAATCAGCCATAGCAGGTTCTAAGACTTATGGATGGTTAAAAGATATAGGTCGTATAGTCCAAGGTATATTTATCTCCCAGGTATTATATCGTGGAATACTTCAACCTATACAGCAAGCTGTTAAAGAGCTTTGGAATTTTAATATAGCATTGGAACGTACTGAATTAGCTTTTAAATTTTTATTAATAGATGTAAATAATTTAATGCAAAATACAGTTAAATTAGCCGAAGAATTAATTAAAGATTTAAAAATAATAGCTGCCCAAACACCTTTTACTATGAAAACAGTAACAGATGCTGCAACTACATTATTATCTCTTGGATTTGAGCAAATTCAATTAAGACCTATGCTTGTATTAATGGCTGATTTATCGGCTGCTACCGGAGGAGAAGCTGATCAGATGGAAAAACTTGCATGGGCTTTAGGTAGAGTACAACAGCAAGGAAGAATGACTAGGAGAGAATTACGTTTATTTGTTTCTGCTAGAGTTCCTATTATGAAAATATTGGAAGAACAATTAGGAATTACAAAATTTCCAAATGCTTTTAGTTTACCAGCAGACGTAGCTATTCCTGCAATACTTAAAGGAGTAATGAAATTTAAAGGGGCTGCTGCTGAAATGGAACTTACAATGGGAGGATTACTTTCATCTATACATGATTATTTCTTATTTATATCAAGAGATATTTTTTCGGGTTTCTTTGATACCATAAAACAACGACTGGGTAATTTAAGAAAAATGCTTGCAAAAATGTGGGATATATTTGAAAGTAGGGGATTATCTGGATTAATTTCAAGGTTGTTTCCACCTGATATAGCATTAAATGTTTGGCAATTATTACATTTATTTATGGAACTTGGTAAAGTAATAGGTGAAGCCTGGAGAGCTCTTGAACCACTTAGAAAAGAATTTCTTACTATA